ACCTGAAACGTGGGAGCTTCCTGCGTAAGGCGATCATGGCCCCGGAGGGACACCAGCTTATCGTCGCTGACTTGTCTCAGATTGAGCCGCGCGTGCTGGCGTGGCTATCCGACTACGATGACATGCTCGACATTTTCAGAGCAAAAGGTGACCCCTACGCGCAGTTCGGTGCGCGGATGTTTAATGTACCGGGAATGACCAAAGAAAGCCATCCCGATCTGAGGCAGTCGGCCAAGTCTGCCTTGCTGGGCTGTGGGTACCAGTTGGGGTGGTCGTCATTCGCAGCGCAGCTACTGACCGGGTTCCTCGGGGCACCGCCCTTGCGGTACACAAAAGATGTGGCGAAGAAGCTGGGGGTGGACGGGCAGTACCTCGAGGCGTTCCTGAGCAACGGCGACAATCTGGTACGGATGTCCAAGATCCCCCATACGTGTACTGAGAAAGAGCTTGTCGAGCACTGCGTCGCAGCCAAGAAGATCATCGACATGTATCGGATGACGGCGTTCCCTGTGGCGCGGTTCTGGGCGTTGTGCGACAGCATGCTGGACCGCTGCCTTGTCGGCGGAGAGGAGGTCGTCTACAAGTGCCTGACTTTCCGAAAGGAAGAGATTGTGCTTCCCAACGGGATGACAATCAGGTATCCTAATTTGCGTAGAGAAAAGACGGCTGACGGTGGGAGATCGTGGGTGTACGGTCCAGACGCCACCAAGCTGTACGCAGGAAAGATTACGAATAATGTCGTGCAGGGCACCGCACGCATTGTGATGACAGACGGCATGCTACGGATAGCAAAACGCTACCCCGTGGTCGGCACTGTTCATGATGAGTGTATTGCAGTTGCGCCGGATGCCGAGGCTGCGGCTGCGTTTGAATGGATGCTTGAGCAGATGACGCTTGAGCCTTCATACCTGCCGGGGATTCCTCTGGCCGCTGACGGTGGCGTTCACCGCCGATATGGTATGGCTAAACAGTAGGAGAGTGACATGATTCCCAAGAGTGTAGTAGTCAACAAGATGCGGTACCGTGTGCATGTCGGTCCGCCCAACCGATTCAAGTCGGCGCTGGGCTACATCGACTACATCCCCGGCGACATTTACGTACACAACCACAAGCCAAACAAGATGCAGGAGACATTCTGGCATGAGCTAACGCATGCCATCCTGTACGAGATGGACCACCCGTTGTATCGCAGCGAAGTGTTCGTCACACGGTTTGCCCAGCTTCTCAACAAAGCCATCAACAGCGCCAAGCTATGAAACCTGCCATTGTTCGGTGGTCGCACAGTTCTCTGAAGGACTATGAGGGCTGTGCGCGTAGGTATCAGCAAGTCAAAGTTCTTCAGAAGTATCCATTCCAAGAGACTGAAGCTACCCGCTACGGCACGCAGGTGCACGAGGCCATCGAGCATTACATCAAAGACGGCAAGCCGATCCCCGCCATCTACGCGCAGTTCCAGCCGGTGGTGGACGCCATGCTCCAGAAGTCTGGGCAGAAGTTTGCTGAGTATGAGATGGCGCTCACGCAGGATCTGGTGCCATGCAAGTGGGACGCCCCCAACGCTTGGGTGCGCGGCATAGCCGACATCTTGATTGTGGACGACGACAACCTCACAGCGTGGGTGGGGGACTGGAAAACCGGCAATAACAAATACCCAGACAGAGATCAGCTTGTGCTGATGTCGCTCATGGTGTTCCAGCACTTCCCGCTCATACGGAAGGTCAACTCCGCACTGCTCTTCATCGTAAAAGAAGACATGGTGAAGCTTCAGATGATGCGTGAGCAAGCCGACGCAGCATGGGCTAAGTACAGAGAACGAACCGGACGGCTCGAGGCCAGCTTCGAGCACGACGTATGGAACCCAACCGCATCACCGCTATGCCGGTGGTGCCCTGTTAAATCGTGTGAATATCACCCGGAGCATATGCGATGACTCAGACCAACGGGAAGCGTAACTACAAACACGCCTACAAGCTACAGAAAGCCAGCGGCGAGACTCAAGACCAGATCGAGCGCCAACGTGCACGGCGCATGTACGACAAGGCAGGAATCCAGCGCAGCGGCAAAGACATCGATCACATCACCCCGCTAAGGAAAGGAGGCAAGAGCACCAAAGGCAATCTGCGTTTGCGTAGTAAGCGCAGCAATCAAGCAGACAACGGACATTGATATGGAAATCGTAGACAACAAAGCGGTGCTCATACGCACACGCAATCCAGAGAAATACACGGTTATCCCCAAGAGCAAGATCGTCGAAAAGTATCCCGGGGGATACACCGTAGCGGTGTACTGGGGGCTGGACGAGATGCGGGTGCTCAAGAACTTGGGCGTTCGGCATGCTCCGTCTCCCATTCGGAAGAAGTACAACTGGCCCGGGCGCTTCAAGCCCATGTCACACCAGATCGACACCGCTGCCTTCCTGACCATGCACCGCCGTGCATTCGTGTTCAATGAGCCGGGTACAGGCAAGACGCTCTCGGCTTTGTGGGCCGCAGACTATCTGATGAATCTGGGATATGTACAGCGTGTGCTGGTGCTGTGCCCCTTGTCGATTATGCAGAGCGCGTGGATGAACGACATCAGCCACTCAATCATTCATCGCAGTGCAGTCATCGCTCACCATCCCAAAGCTGTACGGCGTGTTGAGTTGATCCAAGGTGATTACGAGTTTGTCATCACGAACTACGAGGGGCTGAACCTGATCGCCAACGAGGTACGTGCCGACGGTAGGTTTGATCTGATCATTGCTGACGAAGCGAACGCCTACAAGAACCCCAGCACCCAGCGTTGGAAGGCACTCGCCTCGATCATCAAGCCTGAGACGTATCTATGGATGATGACGGGCACACCCGCTTCGCAGTCTCCTGTTGACGCCTACGGCTTGGCTAAGTTGGTGAACCCGGACGGTGTGCCTCGGTTCATGTCGGCATGGCGTGACAAGGTGATGAACAAGATCACGCAGTTCAAGTGGGCCCCGAAATCAAATGCCAAGGATCTGGTGCACGAAGCGTTGCAGCCTGCGATCCGCTTCACCAAAGCACAGTGTCTGGACTTGCCGCCGGTCGTGACGGTCACTCGAGACGTGGCGATGTCTCCGCAGCAAAAAAAGTACTACGCACTGCTTCGCGACCAGATGTTGATCCAAGCAGCAGGCGAGACGATCACGGCTGTCAATGCTGGGGTAGCGGTGAACAAGCTGCTACAGATATCGTGCGGGGCTGCGTACACCGACGAGAAAGAGGTTGTGGAGTTCGACTGCTCTGAGCGACTCAAGACGCTGCTCGAGGTTGTTGAAGAGACAGATCGGAAAGTGATTGTGTTTGCTTTGTTCCGCTCTAGCATCGACACGATCACCCGCTTTCTGGATAAACACGGGGTCAAGAACGCCCAGATCCACGGCGGAGTGAGCGCCACCAAGCGAGCCCGCATCATTGACGACTTCCAGACCACGGACTTTGTACGGGTGTTGGTCATGCAGCCACAAGCCACGGCACACGGTATCACGTTGACCGCCGCCGACACGGTTGTCTTCTACGGTCCGCTAATGTCCGTAGAGATGTATCTACAGTGTATAGCCCGGGCCGACCGCAAAGGCCAAGACAGCGACAAAGTGACCGTGGTACAGATACAGAGCAGCCCGCTCGAGGTTAGACTGTTCCGTGCGATGGATAGGAAAGTGAACGATCACACACTTCTGGTCGAGATGTTCGATCAGGAGATCAAAGATAAAAATTAAAAGGAGGCTTGCACCGCTTTTCAAAATCTGTATGATAGTCAAAACATTGACAACCACAGACACTTCGACAGGAGAAGATCATGTCTGAAAACGACGTACCTATGGACAAGCTGGCTCGGGTCTACCGCAAGATGCAAGCGCGTATTCAAGAGCTAACCGCGACGTATGAGTCTGAAGTTGAGGCTCTGAAGACGCAGCAAGAGACGATCAAGAACGCACTGAAAGATCAGATGCTGGCGCTGGGTGTGAAGTCTGTAAACACCGATGCGGGCACGGTGATCCTTTCGACCAAGACTCGTTACAACACGCAGGACTGGGACGCGTTCAAGCAGTTCGTAATTGAGAATGATGCCGTCGATCTTCTGGAGAGGCGCATCGCTCAGACCAACATGGCGACCTTCTTGAAAGAGAACCCGTCGCTGTTTCCCCCCGGACTGAACAGCAATACCGAGTTCAGCATTTCTGTTCGTAAACCCTCCCACAAGTAAGAGGACATCATGAGCAACGTAGCTCTTTTTAACGCCGCTGAAGTACCCGCCTTTGCCCGTAAGGGTCTATCTGAAACTGCCAAGGCTCTCGCTGGCGGGGCTGGAGGTGGCGGCAAGCGCATCTCTATCAAAGGCGGCGTGTTCCGTCTGCTAAGCAACGGCAAGGAAGTTGCCTCGATTGAAGACCGGCATCTTGATGTCGTGATCGTCAAGGCCGCGCCCAAGGTCAGCCGTGTGTTCTACGCGAAAACGTATGACTCCGATGCCGTCACCGGGCCGGATTGCTGGTCGCCAGATGGTGAAGCCCCTAGCCCCGACAGCGCCAACAAGCAAGCATCGCGCTGCTCTGAGTGCCCCCAGAACATCGCTGGATCAGGTCAAGGTAACAGCCGTGCATGCCGGTACCAGCATCGCTTAGCCGTGGTGCTGGCCGATAGCGTAGAAGGCGATGTACTTCAGTTGGCTCTGCCTGCCACGTCAATCTTCGGCGATGCACAGGGCGACAACCGCCCGTTGCAGGAGTACGCCCGCTGGTTGGCTGCGCAGGACATCAGCCCGGAGACAGTGGTGACCCGTATGAAGTTCGACACCAAGTCGGAGTCGCCTAAGCTGTTCTTCAAAGCCATGCGCTGGCTGTCGGACGATGAGTACGCCACCGTGGAGATCAAGGGTGAGTCGCCCGATGCCAAGAAAGCGATCACGATGACTGTTGCCAAGATGGACAACGTCGCTCCGGCCAAGCTCGAGGGTAAGCCTCCAGTCAAGGCGCTGGCAAAGCCCGAGGTTCAGGAAGAAGAGGAAGAGGCTCCGGCTCCTGCGCCCAAGGCTAAGAAGGCCGCTAAGCCTGCTCCCGCACCGGCTGAAGAGGTCGACGAGCCCGAGGTTCGGACTGCACCGCCCAAGAAACCTGTGGTAGCAGAGAAGACCGCGCTGGCTAGTATGGTCAGCGAGTGGGACGACGAATAAACCACCGGCTATAAGGAGATGGGGGAACGCGGCAACGCCAGTACCCCGATATCATGCCGTACAGTTCCGAATTCATCACCCGAATTAAAGCGCAGCCGAC